GCCGTTTGTCGATGCTGTGCCATTTATGCTAGGCCAAAAGTAAAAGTGTACTGTGCTTGCGCTTGTTGATGATATTTGCGCGGAAAATGATAATACATATTCTCCAGCCTCTTCGAATACAATTCTGCTTGCTGGCGTACCTTGTGTAATCTTTGAATTGCCAGATGGTGCATCATAGGTCAGCTTGTATGCCGTATTTGCTAGGGCTGGTGTAACATCTGATGTTTTAGTAAAGTTAGCGTGTCCGCCCTCTACTACAATTTGACGCCACTCTCCGCCTTTGCTTACAACTGGGTATTCATATGATCTATCCCACATAAGCGTACCATCGTCTGCTGCGCTTTCGCTACCAGTTTGTTGAACAAGAGGTGATCTTGTCTGGGACATGAATTGCATGAGGCGTCTGCCCCATGTTTTCCAATCATCTCCATATGGTTCTGGTGGCCTTTGCTGTTGCGTCATCTTCTACCGCCTGCAACAACATCTAATCTATTTACCCCAACACGCCAATCTCCTAGCTCAACTGCGCTAACACGCATTCTCATTTGACGCCCGGTAAATCTTAACGATGTAGGTGTTGACATTGTGTATGGCCCATAGTCACGTTCAGTTCCATTTGGATAGAAGCGTGTCTTAAATGTTACATTTACGTCACCCTGCGTTTTTTCATCAGGTATCATTTCAGTTACGGATGCTACTGTATCGCCAGACCCAAGCATAATAGGGCCAGTTTCAGCAAACGGCGTTAGTGAACCATAATCAAAGCCAATTTCATGCTCGTAAATCTTATAGTCATCTGCATCTACCCAAAGAGGCTTTCTAAATGCACCCGCGTCAACTCCAGCAGTTCTTGCTAGTGAACCAATATACCATGTGTTTTCAATATAATTAAACACAACGTATCGGTCATTTTCTGTTGATTGAGATGATGGATAAAACCAAAATATTTCTCCAAAGTTACTGTTGGTTACGCAAAATGCCTTACTTATTTGGCCTCGGTTCATATCGTTAAAGACGTAATCTGCAACTTCACTTTGTATTTCTTGAACCGCACCGCCTGTATAAGCATAAAATGCGTGTGCGCCCATCCAGAATGCGCCAGCATCAACGACTGATACTGCTTTATTGGCAGCTAAACCACATGATGAACCAACACGCTCAATACCATAAACATATGGTGGGCCTACATAATTTGCTACGTGTGCATCTGTGCTGGTTAAGATAAGCGTTTGACCGCGTACTTTAATGCCTGCCATGATTTGACCGCTTGTGTTTAACTCTAAATCACCAGCTTCATTTGTCGCTGCAGGCGTCCAAGATGTATTGTCTTCACGATCAGACCATTGCACTTTGCGCGGGTTTCCACCCGCACCAAGAGCAAATAAGAAACGCTCTTCTGTTACCACCAATGACCTATTATCTATTGGAGCGTTGGCTATAACTGCGGCTGGTGTGCCTGTAGCTAATGCCCACTCGTATAATTTACCATCATCTTCTGTGCATCCTACAAGGTTTTCGCCCCATGTATCTAATGCCCATGATGTCGCTGGCTGTATTCTAACTGTGTCTGGGCGCTCTACACCAAATGCGTAGCTGCCGTATAAACTACCGCCATACCCTGTAAATGATATTGCATCATCTCTGCCCGCAGTAAATGATACTGGCGTTATATCAAACCTAGAGCCAGTTTCATTCCAGACATATAATTTATTATATGAACCACCAGCTATCCACCGGGCATTACTATTATCTATCCAAGATAACATTCCACGTATTGGAGCTGCGGCGGCGTTATCTGAACGTGTACGCCATCCACCCATAGGGCGCATGGTATTATCTATCCAGCGAATTAAATTTGCATCACGCCAACGACCATTAGATTGCAGGTCAGTTCCGTTTCGGTAAACTCCAGAAGGAATATCTAGTGGAATAAGTGGCATATAGACCTCATGGCGTTAAACTTATGGGACTATAACACATTTTGTAGTAAAATAACAACAGGGGCAATGCATGTCGCCCCTGTTGAGTATATTTATTATTCTGCAGCTTCTTCAGCTTCAATTATTGCTTCATCTAAGGATACACGTAGCATCTTTGTGAAAGCATCTCTGCCAACTTTAAGTTGGTCTAAGTTAAATTCTGCCGAACCAATCTTTTGTTGCAATGAATTGATATGATTAATCATAACTTTCTGTGCATCAGTGAGTTGGTCTTCAGTGTATTCTTTATCATCAATCGTAATAACCTTTTTATCTTCAGCCATTTTGATCTCCTATTGTTAAGTTAAAATTACCAAGGCATCCCCGTTGAGGATGTTGGGTTTGCAAGTTCAGCTATCTTAGCATCATTTGCCGCTTCAGTATCAGCTTGTACCACTTGTTCGTGTACCCATTCTAATACTTTTGCTTCTGTTAGATCAGCGTAAGGTATAAAGTCAGAGTCCGATGGATTAGGTGTGTGACTTGTAGTTCCATATGCTGATGCAGTGTTCGTTCCATCTGTGCTTTCGCAACGCCAGTGAGCTATTGTTACTCCATCATCAGATGTGTTTCGCTCTAAGTTAGCGATAGACCATGTGTGTGTGTTTGGCATAATAGCCTCCTATATTTCTTGTGCATCCATAGCTGTCTGATATGCAGTCTTCACTGCGTCTGTCCAAACAGCGTTACAGATAGCTTGCACTTCGGTTGACTGATCTGAGATGTCCGTGTCACCCCATGTATCACCTGATTTAGTTGAGCATTGTAAGACGTGACGATGGAATGATCTGCTGATCTCTGTACCATCTCTAGCTATCACTGTAGCTGTACGAACTTGCACATGCTTGTAATCTCCAACTACTTCAATCTTATCTTCTACTTGTGTTTCTGTTAGTGCCATATTGGCCTCCTTTGTTTTATCGTGGCGTGATTGCCACCTGTCCGACCCAAAGCTATGCAGTGGGTTAAATTCTATATGTGAAACTTAGATGAAAGTTTGCGCTTGCACTTGCGTATAGCGTTGGCGATCTTCTAGTTGCACCATTAGGTCTATTGCAGAAAATAGATATGCTATCAGTACCCTCACTGCCGTGACCCGCTAAAGTGTCACCACTGGAATATCCTATATTTTGAGCAACACCGATAACTGGAGCAGACCGCCCTTGCACACCATAGCCGCCTACATTATATGGTAAGCCCTCAACCTTTAAAGCATAATTTATGTTATTCGGTGAGTATGAGCCAAGAGAAGCTGGCGTAGCCATCGTTGGATTAGCAGTAACCCAAACCAAGTCGCCAACTTTAACATACTTTCCTGTGACTGAATTTGATGTCGCCGTAAACCCAGACGAGGGTCTCAGTACACAAGTCCAATTCCCTTCTTCATACTCGTCCAACTTATTAGCCGACCCAGTGCCGCCGAGGTATACACCGCCTGATAGGTAGAGGTCTTTGAAGCGGTATCCTGAAGTACCCAAATCCATAGCGCCATCAACACGATTACCCGTATTAAGGGAGGGCGTTATTGCAGTGCCGTTAATCATTATGGCGTGGGTGTTACTTGAAAAGTAAGTAGTACCTCCAAAAGTCCCAATATTACCTACAGCTGTGCTGTCTTTGCGGAAGATTAAAATATTACCATCTGAACCTTCTCTATCAAATATGCCTGACTGTTGGTGAGCCGCATTAGCATATATGTAACCTTGGCGGTTTAATGTTATTGATGTTGAGTCAGCTTGCGATGTTCCGCCCACCAACAAGTTGCCTGATGCGTCGATGCGCATTTTTTCAGAATTAGACACTTTAAACTGTATGTTAGGTGCGCCACCTGTGTTGTTGTTGCTATCAACGTCAACTACTAAAACGTCACTGGGGGTTTGTAATGTTCCTGTGTTAGAGTCACTCCCAAATGTAACTGTTCCTGATAGGTAGAGGTCTTTGAAGCGGACGCCAGAGTTACCAATGTCTATTGAGTTATCTTCATTACTTCCAGAAGCAGTCATATTAACAGGTATAATCTGTGTGCTGTCGAACCGAATACCTCTGTTTGTTCCTCCTATATAAGGATTGCCGCTTTGCGTACCAATACTACCTACAGTTGAGCCGTCTTTGTAAAACACAGCAAGGTTGCCATCTGAACTAAGGCGGTTTACATTTAATGGTTCAAATCCAGACCTTGTAAAACTTCCAAAACCAGATTCTCCTAAAGTTATACCAGCGGTAGCAAGGGCTGTAGTAGTCTTACCCACCAACACGTTGCCTGATGAGTCGATGCGCATACGTTCATTATTTCCAGCCGTGTAAAACTGCAAGTTTTGTGACGATGCACTTACACCTATCCTAGCTCTATCTGTGGCGCTTTCATAATCGAACCGAAGCATACCATCACCAGTACCTCCATTGTTAATAATAAGTGTTCCGTCATTATCTCCAACCGAACCTGTTGCACCAATTGTAGCTGTAGTTGAACCACTTTGTGTTACAGTCAGCCCATCAGAAGTCACTGTGCCAGTTACGTCAATGCCTGTTGATGTTGTGGCTAGTTTTTCGTTTCCATCATAAAATAACTGAACAGCCCCGTCAGCATTAAATAATGCCATGTTTTCGCCACCAACAATACCTTTATTAATAGCTACACTAGGACCATTTGTTATAATTCGTAAGTTTCCACCGCCAGCTTCCTCAATATAACCATTAGTACCATCACTATAAATCTGTAGGTCAGACCCAGTACCGAATATGGCTTTGTTATTATCTCCAAACGAAATATCTCCATCAGCAGTTACGCCGCCAATCGTACCAGAGTTAATATCAATGCCAGTGACAGGTGTTGTCCCATCTAACAGATTATCAATATTATCTAAGTTAGTGTTTATCTTTGTACCCCAGGTATCTTCAGACGCGCCAACTTCTGGCTTCACTAAGCTATATGTCGTTGTTGTAGTATCAGCCATGTTAATCTCCTATGCGGCGTTAGCCCAAGTTATACTTCTTGCCTATGAAGCTGTCCATTCCATCTATGTAGGGGAAGTGGCAGACCAATCATTGACTGCGTTAGACACATATTGCCACGTTTCAGGTGTCTTTTCAAGTGGTGTCCATGTTTCAGGTGTACTTTCTTCTATCTCCCACTTTTCAATTGCTCGGCATGTCGTAGACAATGCCGTTGCAATTGCTGACGCGGAAAATTGTACTCTATTAACTGTAGCAGTTGTGCTTAGTGCTGTATTGATTTGAGATGCACTGCTAAATACAACAACTGCGTTTGATGTTACGTTAGAGGATGGTGTTATATTTGATATTGCATGTCTTACACGCACCATATCTGAGCTGGTTGTGGACGCTGTTGCAATTATACTGCTTGAATTGCGTGTTCTTGCACCTACGGCAGATGTGGATGAGCTGGAAGATATTGCTGATGCAACTTCACGTATACGCTGGGCAGTACCAGATGTTGTTGATGATGTTGCACTACTTGCAGATGCTTCACGCACTCTTTGCGCTTGCGTTGCAGTAGTGGATACTGTGATTATGTCAGATGCGCTTAACCTGACGCGCACTGAAGCTGACGCTGTAGACGCAACTGTGATAATTGTGCCAGCGCCATCCGTGACAAAGCCATCTAGCCCAAAATTATATGAGCCATATGCACTGCGTCCATATCCACTGCGGTATTCAGCCATTAGTCTAGCGTAATATCAAGATCGCCTGATGGTAAGCGGAAAACATCACCTGTATCAATTGTTTTGCTTGTTGTTAATGCAGCATACGCAATTAAATTGCCACCAGATGCAGCATCAAACACGCCAACGTGTGTAACTGTGCCAAATGATGATGTGGCTGTGTCCCACTCGATAGCTGCGTTATTTGACGCTGTATTTCCTGAAACTGTGAATGTTACAGCTTTACGACCATAACCACCGCCAGACACTTCTGTGCCACCGCCTGTATCACTTGGGGCTGATGTGTATAATGCTATATGCCACGCTGTGGGGCGCGTTGCACTACCTGTCGTAAACACCCACGTTAGAACTGTTGTCTCGAATGTATTAGAAAAACTCATTTTAATATGCCCTTATTTTCATACGACGACCAGAACCGCCAAATTTAGCTTTTTCGCTTGCTTGATTTATAGCATCAATTGCATTTTGGTACAACGCTGCCCATACTTGTATTCTAGCATCATCTTTTAGGTATGGCGCAGAATGTATGAGTGAACCATACAAATATGCGTCAGGGTAATGCTCTAATATCCAGTTTGACGTGTTACTGTCAGATAATGCGTCTGTTTTACCAAAATAATACAATTCTGCATTATATGTGCCATCTGGAACTGGATAAACCTCTAATTCACCTGCTGTAACCGCGTAATATGCTGGTTGCCCGCTTGTGTTTAGGTTTCTAAACTTACGATCAAGCATTTCTGCTTGCGAAATTAACTCAAGTGGGCGTGTATCTCCGCTTGTGATGTAAAATCGTATAACTTCGAGCATATCTGCGGGTATTGCGCTATATTGCGTGTCAATCTCGGCTGTGCTGCGCTTTTCTTGCCGCCAATGACGGACTTGCCTGTTTAAATCTGCTTCTGCGAGTGAGACAAACGTGGATGACACAGAAGTAAGGTCATCACGATTAAGAAAATCTGCAATATTTGTCTTTAATTCTGCATATGTTGTAATTGGCATTAGTTTATTCCTGCTGCTTAGATAAATCAAAGACTTTGCGCATCATTTCCATGTCACCCATGTACTCCTTAAACAATGGATCATCCTTGTATTTCTCTACAAAGTTAAAAAACTCTTGCTCGTCAGTTATGTCAGGCAACGTAGTTTGTGTAATAGGGCCGAGTGGCTTTACCCCGTATAGTAAGCTGTAATCATCATTGTTTGGCGCTTGCACATCTTTATTTAGCAATCCAAATTTTTTAGCTGCTTTATCAGGTGCTTCAGTCATCTTAGATAGTAAACCATCTTTAACTGGATCATTGCCAGCAAAGTTAGCTTGGCCTAGCGTGCCGTAATATGTTTTATCGCCAATGTTTTCTACAGGTTGACCGCCAGTTGTCATAAGTTGACCATTAACGTATTCCATTTCGTCGCCCGGTGTTAAGACGTTGGCTAGAAACTCAGTAATGCTATTCCTGTCACTTGCGCCTTTGTCTAGCGAGTTAAGAAAGCTTAAAAATTTATTTTGTGCCATAATTATAGCCTATGCGTTGTATTTTTTACAAACTATCACAATTTTTCCATATTAGCTAGTACAACACGCATTCTATCTGATAGCTTCCACGTCCCAGCACGCCACCGAGCAGCAAATTGTGCATCTTCCAACGATAGGCCTCGGCTCATATAATTTTTAATCCACTTGTTCATCATTAAATTTTTCATCTTAGGTGACAAATTGTCGAATTTTTTTTTATTCATGCAATGCCTTTAAGATTGCGCTTGATAGACCTATTCCAGCTCATGCTTGCGCCAGACAATGCTGTGGCTGCGTCTGATGCCATAGTCAAACACAATGCATCAGCCAAGTCAGGCGATTTTAACCCACGCTTGCGCATCGCGTCCTTACTCTCAGCTTTCATCTTGCCTGCGCTGGTAAATGCGTATCGTATGCCAGTTAGCTCGGCTAAGAGCTGATCATTTTTTGGCAGTTTGCAGGATCTATCTTCCAGCCACGCTTTTGTCTTAAACCACAACTCGCTGCGCAGGTTCATGTAAGTCTTGCCCATAGCAGGCGCTTCGCCAACATTAATCCCACGCACTGGAGCGCCTAACTCACGCAGCCGATCAACTACACCGCCACCAACACCGATACTATCCACAAGTATTTCGTTTGGGCGCAGGCTTGGCGATAAATTTTCATATTCAGCCATGACACGACCCACAGTCTGCATTAAGTCTAATCCCTGCCACGCCTCAATATCCGTCACGACATTGCCATATCTTTTGCATAGCGCAGTCTTATCTGTGCCAAACCTTGCGACGTCCAAGCCCCATATTGGCCTAATGTCAGGCGTAATTTCAATGTCACGATGTATTGCGCTTTCGGCAAGGTGAAACGGAATGATCGTATCGTCGTCGGCTAGTGGGAACTCGCCAAGCACACGTATGCGGAATGCATTTGATTCTTCGCCGTATCTCTCACGCATCTCCTCGACAAACTCTGTCGATACAAGCGGGCTATCGACGCACGACCATCTGCGCGTCCACCAGCTCTTTGCCATGCGTGTTTGGCTCTCGTAAAACGTGCCTGATGAACGTGTGGGGTTAGACAAGAGTAGCGTGGTTGCGCTGTGGCCTGACATAGAGCCAGCCGCAGCTTCGAAGACTTTCTCAGGCACACCAGACGCCTCATCTACCACCAATAAAACATTCTCAGAGTGAACGCCTGCTAGTGCCTCTGGCGTTTCTGCGCGTGACGTTCTAGCTGATATGAAAGCCTCGGACGCTGCCGACGTTAGCTCGACGCGGTCTGATTTGGTGGTTAGCAATTGCTGTAGGTGGGGTGGCAGCTCGTTAATCCAGCGTTTTAGCTCGGCAAACAATGCGTCAAACAATTGGCTCGACGTGGGGGCTGTGACGACGACCTTATTTGGGAAACGCAGTAGGAGAAACCAGAGCATAGCCCAAGACGCTGACGTTGACTTCCCTGTACCATGCCCAGACCTGACGGACATTTTACGCTCGCCAGATGCTATGGCATTCAGGAACTCTTCCTGATAATCGTATGGTGTAGCGCCTAGCACCTCTTTGACGAATAGCACTGGATCGTCCCGGTAGCGTAGGACAAACTCTTGTAATGGATTGTCACTCATCGGATACATCCTCGTAATCTGCGTCAATCGTCTTCGCCTCACGCTCACGATCTTCGCGGTCTATTGCCGCCAAATCGGAATTGACTTTGCGCAGCGCGTCTAAATGCATGTCACCCACAGAGATTGTCACGTTTGTCTGGGGTCTATTGCCGTATCGCTCTTGGTTGTACGAGCCTGCCATGAATTTACGCCACTGCACCTTTTCGCGTGTGGCGGCTATTTCACTGCTTGTTGAGCCACCATCCAAGTCATCTACCATTGTTAGGCCTTGCTCTACGAGTGCATCCGCTGCCTCTTGGCGGGCTTTGGCTAGGGCGTTGCCATACTCAGGGATAGTCTTGAGGGATGTGCTGAGATACTGCCGGGAGCAATCATATTCTTTTGCAAGGGCTGTGAGGGTATTGCCAGAGGCGATCTGCTCAAACAAGTATTCAGCACCGCCTTTGCTTAGTACATCAGCAAGTATTCTTCTGCGTAACGCTTTGCCTGCCATTGGTGTTCTCCTATCTCCCGTGATTAGGGTGAAAATTATATTTTTTTTCGGCAGTTTGACGTGCGTTTGCTGCGTCTGTAATATTGTCATAACTTCCAAGAAAAATTGTTTTTCGATTAACGCCTATTTGTGCTACCCATTTTGATGATGCTTTATTCCAATATACACCAATAATTCCGCTAGTATTAGTGCTAGGGCGTTTTTTATTTTTACCATTTTCAGACACACTAACAACTCTCATATTTTTTATGCGGTTATCCAATGGATTCCCATTAATATGATCAATTTGCTTATCAGGCCATTTGCCGTGGTATAATGCCCAAGCAACTCTGTGAGCGCCGTAAGCTATCTTGTTGACCCTGCATTTAAAATAACCTCTGCCGTCCTTGTAGGTTGCAGTTTCTTTGCCAGCATAGTTATTATTCCAATATTCAATTGATCTTTCAATGTTTGCTGTTTTAGGCGGGTAATGCTCATTGGTTCTCTTGAGCCAATACATTTTGCCCGTCGTTGCATCATAACGTATTGTCTTGCGTAAATACTCTACAGTTGGTAATTCTTTTTTCATCGCGGCTATCCTTTCGTAATTGTTGCCGTGTAGGTGCATTACTTTTTGCAGTCTGAGTAATGCACCATTACACTTTAAATTATTTTTTTTTGATAAGCAATATAGGCAATTGTGTGCGTGAGATTATACACACACACTACCCCCGTAAAATCCGTTGACGGGGGGGCTTCCTCGCTGCGCCAGATGTGTAGTTTCGCCTAAATGGAACAACGCATAGCTCATATTGGCTGTATATTGACTGATATTAGGCTAACCCATTGTAATCATTAGATATACTGTGGATTTACCTATGTATGTCCGATAATGTATATTATGTTAACTTTCAGTTTATCCGAAAGTATTGACTAAAGATTTGCTTTTGTTTACGCGGACGCGCCCCTGCAACGGCGTGCCAATGTGTTGTATCGCACGTAATCTATAAGCAATGCCAACTATGTTATGCCACCAGTAAGTCAATGCACTGTCTTCCCGGCTTCCTCTAGCACTTGCTCGTGCAGCTCTATGAGCGCTTCTGCTAATGATTGTAGTACAGTCTGCGCTGGCACAATGGTAAGCCGATCAGTTATGTAATCGCACAGCTCGTTAAGCTCATGGTCTGCATCATCACTGTCAGCACAATGTAAATCTAATGTTAAGTTGATGATGAACTCAGACAATGTCTTGCTCCGTGTTATGTGGGCGTGCAGTGAGGAAAGGCAACCGCACGCCCTAGTTAAGCGGGCGTCGCATTGAAATGCAAAACAATGCGTCGGGAGGAGGAGAACCCGCTAACTATATTATGCCCCATGAAGGGCTGTTGTTCAAGCCTATCCAACCTCATTTGCTAACTCGTGAGCCAGCGCAAGATAGCCGCACCCATCAATGCTGCTATCCTCATGCACACCATTGCGCAGCCTCGCAATCTTCAGCAACGCCATCATGTTCGCCACGTCAGATGCAGCTACATCCCTGCCAAGATACGCGCTCCACATGCGAGCAATTGTCGTGAAGTTTTCCGCAGCACTTCCATACTGCCTCGCCCTATCCCCGTTAATCAAAAGATCAGCCGTGTCCAATACCTCAGACCTCGACTTACCCCGTCCAACCATCGCTTGATCCACTTCGCCCTCGCTTGCCTCGGTCTTGCCGCCAGCCGTTCTAATGTTTATCTTTTTCTTCATCTCTTGCTCCATAATTTTTAACCCCGATTTTACCTATCTCATACTATTCGCTTAACTAC